AAAGAGTTTGACAGGCGTAACAATGGTAATGGTTTTTATGAACCAAATGAACCTGCTGAAATTATTAGAGGAATGAAAAAATGATTGACTTAGATAAGATAGCAGGTAGAATGCTTGACTTGGAAACGAAGTATTATGAACTTCAAGATAAGTATCAATTACTCATCCATCACTATGAAGACCTAAAGGCAGAGTATGAAGCGTATTGTGTTAGACATCGAGACAACATTAGATCACAACACGATCTGGATGGTAGTCACTAAGGATATTGACACTGGAGAAGTTAACGTATGGAAAGCAGCAAACAGCCTCGTGGAGTATTTAAAGGACACTACGTTGATAGTCGCTCAGAACGGAATAAGCTTCGATTTTCCGATATTGAACAAGCTCTGGAATACGAAGATTCGCTTGAGCCAAGTGTACGATACGTTGATAGCAAGCAGGTTGTTAAATCCCTCAATAGAGAACGGTCACAGCTTAGACGCTTGGGGAGAGAGACTGGGAGGGATCAAGAAGGTTGACTACAAAAGGATCTGGGAATGGTTAATGGACAGGAAAGAGGAGTACAAAGGTGAGTGCTTTAACGTTCCTCACATGGCTCTTCTGGAGTATTATTGCATTAGGGATGTTGAGGTCACTTGTAATCTTTATAAGCATCTTACTGATGAATTCACTAAGAAAGACTTTTCACAAGAAAGCCTTGATCTTGAACATAAGGTAGCTGCAATCATTGAGGAGCAAACACGTAATGGATTCAAATTGGATCTCCAGTATGCAACTTGTTTACTTACTGACATCAAAGGAAAGATGGCAGGAATATATGAACAAATGCAACACAGATGGCCTCCAGTCATCACTCCAAGGTTCCACAAGACAAGTGGAAAGCCCATCAAAGATTCCGTTGATACTTTTAATCCCGGAAGTAGAAAGCAGATTGGAGAGAAGCTGATGGAGTTAGGCTGGCGTCCAAAGGACTTTACAGATAAGGGTCAACCTATTGTCGATGAGACAGTACTGGCTAGTGTCACTAAGATTCCCGAGGCTCAGATGATTGCTGAATATCTTATGCTACAGAAACGAGTAGCTCAGATTGAAAGCTGGTTAGAAGCTGTAGGTAAGGACGGTAGAGTTCACGGTAAGGTTATCACTAATGGAGCTGTTACAGGTAGGATGACACACAGTAGTCCTAACATGGCACAGATTCCCAATGCAGGTAGTGTTTATGGAAAAGAATGTAGAGAGTGTTGGACTGTGGAAGGCGGTAACGTATTGGTTGGTTGTGACGCTAGTGGCCTTGAGCTGCGTATGCTTGCACATTATATGAAGGATGACAACTATGTTAAGACGGTCACTGAAGGTTCGTCCAAGGACGGCACTGATGTACATACGCAGAATCAGAAAGCTGCGGGGCTTCAAACAAGGGATCAAGCAAAGACCTTTATTTACGCATTCCTATACGGTGCAGGGCCAGCTAAGATTGGTTCCATTGTCGGTGGTAATGCTAAGGCGGGACAGAAGCTCATTGATTCCTTCCTTGCAAACACGCCTGCCCTACAGCGTCTTAGAAGTACGGTTAGCAGATATGCGGGTAAGGGCTTTGTACCGGGGCTTGATGGTCGTAAGATATGGGTACGCAGTGAACACGCTGCCCTCAATTCGCTCCTTCAAGGGGCTGGTGCAATCGTAATGAAGAAAGCTTTAGTATTATTTTATGATAAGACTAAGACAAATAAGTGGCCTGTCAAGCTAGTAGCTAATGTTCATGATGAATTTCAGTTGGAAGTTCCTAAGGAATATGCTACAATAGTAGGTGAGGCTGCAAAGGCAAGTATCGTTGAAGCTGGTGAATACTTTAAGCTTCGTTGTCCACTAGACGGGGAGTATAAAATTGGTGCAAACTGGCGAGAAACACATTGAGAAGAATCAGATCCTGTTTAATGTTGAAGGGGAAACTTTCAAGATTAAGATAGGTGAGGATCTAGATCTTGAAGAGGTATATACTGTGCTGGCTTCAGCATTGGTATACTTAGAAGATCTAGCTATGGGTATTATGGCTCACCCAGAATCTAAAGAGCTACACTAAAGAGGACTATAATGGTATTTAACGTTGAACCTAATGAAGCTGCTTTCATTGTTCGAGTGATTGGTCAACTACCTACTGAAACAGGTGCACTGCCGGTGTATCAGAAGTTGGTAGAGCAGTTCCAGTCTCAAGACCAACAAGAAGTGACACCTGTCGCTGAGTAAACTTAACTAAACCCTAAAGGAAAATGAAATGAGTATTGATAGCATGAAACCCGTAAAAGTCGCTGGTGAACTGTACTGGTCTAACTGGATGAAAGAGTACAACAAGAAGTTCAACGAGGCTAACGATAAGTATGAGTGCACATTGGGACAGTTGAGTGATGCAGCCTGTACTAAGTTGGAAGAGCTTGGTATCAAGTTGAAAGATAAAGACACAATGGGTAAGTACATTGTTGGTAAGTCTAAGTTCTTATTTGAGCCTGTCGATGAAGAGGGTAACCCTGTAGACATTGCTAAGATTGGTAACGGTACTAAGTGTTATGCACTGGTGTCTTCATACCGTCACAAGATGTCATCTAAGTTCGGTGCTGCACCATCTATTAAGAAACTGGTGATTACTGAATTGAAGGTGTACTCACCTGAAGGTTCTGAAGTAGCTGAAGAAGCTGATGACATCCTCTAAGGATCGTCCTACAGAGGCTATTGTAGATGCTGACTTTTTAGTTTATAAAGTTGGCTTCTCCAATGAGGATGAAGAGGAACGGTGGGCACTAAATCGACTCACAGAGTGGTTTACCGACATAATCTATATGCGCTTGAAGTGTGATGACTACAGAGCTTGGATTACAGGTAAGACTAACTTTAGATTCGAAGTAGCTACCACAGTTCCTTACAAAGGGAATCGTAAGGATGCAGCTAAGCCTAAGCACTACGATGCCCTTCGTAATCACCTCATGAAGCTAGGTGCTAAGATGTCAGACGGTGAGGAAGCTGATGATGCTGTAGGTATTGCATCTACTGAAGGTAACTACTGGATAGTTCATGTAGACAAAGACCTAGATCAGTTACCCGGCTGGCATTACAATCCTGTAAAGGATGAAGAATACTATGTTACTGAGTTTGAAGGCTTGTACAGTTTCTACAAACAGATACTGACAGGTGACAGAGTTGATAACATAGAAGGTATCAGAGGTATTGGCCCTGTAAAGGCTGATAAGATCTTGAAAGACTGTACAACTGAGAAGGAACTATATGATGCTTGTATCAAAGCTTATGATGGAAACTCTGAAAGAGTCTTGGAGAATGGGAAGCTTCTATGGTTAAGAAGGAAACCAAACCAGATGTGGCAACCACCTTCAGTCTCGCAGGAGCTGTCTGGACTGTAGAGTTTGTTACTTACTTGGATGATATGGGTAAGTGCGATGCTGAGAAACAAGCTATATCAATCCGTAGTGGTATGAACAGACAAGCTACCGAGCAAACCTTCTATCATGAGTTAGTTCATGCCATTATGTTCACAATGGGCAAGGTAAACCACGATGAAGAGTTCACAGACGCCTTTGGAGCTTTGCTGCACCAGTATCAAAGGACTAAGGTAGTATGAGCAAACGAAAGCCACTTACAGTACGTCAAGTAGCTTTAAAGCATGGGTTTAGATCTGGCTTAGAAGACAAGATAGCTGAGAACTTAACCAATCTAGGTATTCCATTTGAGTATGAGAAGCTTGTGATTGATTACGTTCAACCAGCTAAGGCTAGAAAGTACACCCCTGACTTTGTACTCTTGAACAACGGTATCATCATTGAAAGTAAGGGAAGATTTATCACAGCTGACAGACAGAAGCATCTAATGATTAAGGAGCAATACCCTAAGTTAGATATTAGGTTTGTCTTTAGTAACTCTAAAGCTAGGCTTTCAAAGCTAAGTCAAACAACATACGGTATGTGGTGCGACAAGCATGGGTTCAAATATGCTGATAAAGATATTCCTGTTGAATGGTTAACCGAGGGCGTAACGCCCAATGAAAAAGGAACTAAACGTGTTAAATAAATTGATTGCAGTAATTGAAAACTCTCAGGAACTTCGGTGGGCTTGGCAAGACTTTACAGATGTTCTTATTGTTGAGAAACTTAAAGAGACTTACATTGCTCACTACAATGGAGACTTTAGTGGACACCCTGAAGATGTACAGTTCAGTAAAGAACTTGCAAAGGCTTGTGACTTAGTCCTGAGCTACTACATGGTTTCATGTGATCATCGGAAGTTCATTGAAGAGGTTAATAAAAATGAACGTAGATCTGATTAAAGAGCATGAAGATGGTAGTGCAACTTTTCAGTTTGACTTAACAGCTGATGAAGCTCAAGCACTCTTAAGCTACGGTATCCTAGAAGCTATCAAAGCTGGTATACGTAGTGGTGATAAACTAACTGTTGAAGGGAAGGACATCAATGAGGATACTCGTCATACCGGACTGTCAAGTTAAAGAAGGTGTACCTCTAGAGCATCTGACATGGGCTGGTAAAGCTATTGTCGATTACAAACCTGATGTAGTTGTTAATCTAGGTGACTTTGCAGATATGCCAAGCCTTAGTAGCCATGACATCAAAGGTAGTAAGTACTTTGAAGGTCTACGCTACAAGAAGGACGTTGAAGCTGCTAAGGAGGCTATGAAGTTGTTGTTAGCTCCTTTGAGAGAGGCTCAGAAGGCTCAGAAAGAATCGAAGCACAAGGTATACAAACCTCGTATGGTGATGACTCTAGGGAACCATGAGAACCGTATTGATAGGGCTGTTAACAATAACCCAACTCTAGAGGGTTTGATCTCAACTAAGGATTTAGACTATGAGAAAGACTGGGAAGTACACGGGTTTCTCCACCCTGTTTTTATCAACGGTGTGGGGTTTAACCATTATTGGCCTGTCGGAGCCATGGGGAGACCTGCCGGAGCTGCCAGTGCTATTATTAATAAACTTCATATGTCTTGCGTTGCTGGGCATCAGCAAGGTAAACAAATCGCCTACGGTAAACGAGCTGACGGTAAACCTATATGCGGTATTATTGTTGGAAGTTTTTATTTACATGATGAATCTTATATGGATCAGTTAAGCAATCGTCATTGGCGTGGATTACTGATGATGAATGAAGTTAATGACGGACACTTTGATGAGATGTTTTTAAGTGTTGAATACTTAGGGAGGAAATATGGAAAGAACTGATTGGGATAAGTGTAGAACTTGCTTTTATAAGGAATTAGACGGTGGAATACACCCTTGTAATGACTGCTATAAAAGTGATAAATGGGTTCCTCGTAGTATGTACATTCAAGAAGCGGCTAAGCCACTAAGTGAAGCTGTTAAGGAATGGATTGACTGCATGGAAGAGGATCAGGAAGACATTGTTAACAAACCTAAGCACTACACTGAGCATCCGTCAGGTATTGAATGTATCCAAGTTACAGAACACATGGGCTTTAACTTAGGTAATGCAATCAAATATATCTGGCGTTGTGA